TATCCCCCGAGAGCGAGGTGTGGACGTTCAGGGCGTCCCGGCATTCCTTTTCTGAGAGCAGGTATGGCGCCGACTTGACGTTGCGCCCCCCGCTGTAGTCGAGGTAGGAGACCGGCGTGCCTCGCATCTAGGACCTCGGAATCGTGACGTTGGGAAGGATTCCTTCCGGTTCCCGGTACTGGCCTTCGACCCGCTCTGGGCCATCGCGGAGGTCGTCGTTGACCTGCCCCCGCATTTTCATCAGGTCGGCTTCCCAGATTCCGCGCCATTCCGCGGCGGCCTGATAGTCGTTCTCCCGGAGATAGGCTTTGAACATCGGGTAGCCGACGAGTATCTGGTGATAGCGCTTGGGGATGGAGGGTTCGTCGGTGTCCGCGACCATGTCTTCCGGCAGCCCCCGGTATTTGAAGATCAGGGATTCGGTCGAGGTCGGCGTCGGGTAGATCAGGAGCGTGTCGCCTTCGACCGCGAAGTAGCGGACTTCCCCGAAGCTTTCTTGCAACTGATCGAACTGCTCGATCGAGAGGTCGGCCAACTGGGTCTTGGTCTGGGCGTTGTAAAAGTCGATGTACTCGTAGTAGCCAGAGGGAAGCGCCAGCGAGGCCGTCCCGGCAGGGACAGAGAAGGTTTCGGCCTTCTCCTGCTTGCGCAGTTCCGTTTCGAGGACCGCGATCCGCTGGGCATCGTTCAGCCAGGTCTTGACCAGGGATTCGTACTTTCCGGCCTGGAACTGGTAGCTCAGGACCTCTTCGACGAGAGACTTATAGGTCCGCCCGGCGAAGCTCATCCGAAGAACACCTTGCTCTGGCCGTAGCCGAGATCCTTGCGCATGGCGTGAGCCAGGCGTTCGTAGACCGGAGCCTGTTTCTCAAGGCGTTCGTGATCCTGATTCGCCTTGAAGGCGGCTTCCTTCTTGTCCATCTCGTCCGCCAGCGAGTAGCCGGGCTGGTGGCACTCCCAATAGACCTGTTCCATCTTCTTGACGATGCGCTGGTCGAGGTCCTGGGCCGTGAAGATCAGATATTCGTCTCCGCCCGGCTCCGACCAATAGACCGTGTAGAAGTCCCCGACCTCGGAGGCGCGCAGTCGCAGATGAGAGTCGATCTGCGACAGAGCCTGGGCCACACCGCCCACATCGGCCGAGATTTCCACCCATTGGCCATTTCGGGCCTTCGTGATCTGGGCGATTGATGCAGGCCGGATCTCCACTGAGAATTCTCCTTCGAAGTTAGGAACGGGGGCCGATCCGAAGACCGACCCCCGTCAGGATCAGGACGGTTTGTCGTCCGTCGCGAACTTGATGACGCCCGAACGGTTCGGCGCGATGTTGCCGAGCTGGCAGTACCACGCGAACCAGGCCTGGAACGTCGCCACCTTGGTGCCCGAGACCGAGCCATCCTTCAGGTGGAAGACGCCGCCGTTGGCCTGCGGGGGGCTGAGCCACCCCGGAGCGCCCAACTCGAACCAGCGGAACGAGTCTTTGTTGAGCCCGAAGATCCACTGCTTCGGGGCGTCGTCATCGGCGATGACGGGCATCTCGTTGACCATGATCGCCGAGTAGCCGCCGTGGATGTTGACGTTTTCGGCGTTGGTGTAGCGCTTCTGGGACTGGTAGGTGTCCGCCAGTCGACGCCGGATGCCGCGGGTGGTCAGGAACACTTCGACTTCACCCTGACCCGAGGCACCGACCTGGTCGGCGAGCTGCTCGAAAAGCGACTCGCCTGCGACCGCCGTGGACGATTCCGAAGAACCGGCTTCGAGCACCGGGCTGTTCCAGAATTCGTTCCCCGCCGTGGCGGAGTTGATCCCGGCGAATTCCCGGTTTTTACCGAGCATCTGGCGGAGGCCGTTGATCTCGTTGGAGCGGTCTCCGGAGATGTAGACGCCGTATTCCGAACCGGCCGTGACGGTGGCCGCGATGGTGATTTTGGATTCAGCCGCGTTGCGGGCCGTGACCGTGGTCGCGACCGCGCCGCCACCCGTGGTGCCGTCCGCGGTTTTGATCACGTCGACCGGATCACCGACCTGGATGTACTGGACCGAGTCGACCGTCAGGACGGTGCCTGCGGTGGTCGTCGCGGTCAGGGTCGCCAGTTTGCCGTCGCCCGTCCCGTACACCTGACGGTTCATGTCCTTTTTCAGGCTGTTCGAGGCGTCTTTGGTTTCGGCGTCGAGGAGGCTGATGAAGGCGCCCTCGTTGGTGGTCGACTGTTTGATCGCGGCGTCGGTCAACTCGATCGCCATGTACTGGTAGGTGATCCGGTAGATCGCGTCCTGCCAGGCACCCGGCTGGGCGACGGGCAGCGTCCCGCCGTCTCCACGGGCACCGCGCCCACGGTTACGAGCGGTGTGGATCGGGAAGACCGCACGACGACCGGTGAAGTCGATGTGGGTCGAGTCCCGTTCGATCTGGTCCAGCATGTACGTCTTGTAGTTGCACGTTTGTTACAACCGTCAAGCGGCGTGGCGACGCACGGCGTTGCAGCCCATGTGCGCGTGGTCTACGCGTCCATCTTCGTAATGATGGAACGCGCTGCCAAGCCAGCCCTTCTCCTCGAAGGAGGAGTTGCCACAGAAAACGCAAGGATCGTTCTCCTTGGCCTCCATTTCCAGCCGTATCGCTTCGCCTTCACGTTTGGTCAGACGTGCCACTCGCGCGGCGCGCTGACCGTGTCGGCGCTGGCTGAAACCGGTGGTGTGCCTCGGTAGATCGGCGATCCACGTCTTTACCGTGGAGTACGGCGTGCCGGTCTCCTTGGCGATCTGCTTGGGCATCGAGCCCGCGAGATAAAGCTCACGTACTCGCTTCTTTCGTGCCACCGATCCTGGGCTCCTACCTTCACTGATGCGAGCGCCCATGTCTGCCGGTCGGTCGAAATAGCCCTTTGGCATAGGACTTACTTTAACGGTTGGCCAGGTCGTTTCTGTTCCGCCTGGCTCCCCACGTCGCCGTGAGGGTCCGACCATATCTTCACTCCGAAAGGAGGCTCGGCGTATGGCCTGTGAGGGTTCCCCTGATGGCGGGGCCTTCCCTGCTGATTGTCCGCACCGGATACCTTGCGGCCTACCGGATACTCGGAGGTCCCAGCATATAGCCGAGTTGTTTAACGAGAAGCCCAGTTACCAAAGCTGCTCGACGATCGGCCCGACATACAAATCCTTCAGGATTGCGTCGGCTGCAGCCAGCGTTTGCGTGGCCATAGTTTCCTACTCCTATTTGTTCTGGGTTGGACAAGGTCCCCAGTGACCCGAGGGGTCTCAGCCCGCCGCGTTGGCGGCCCTGAGCTTTTCGATCCCTGCCTGTTGGAGGCGAGGGTCTTTGAACGACGTGATCTTCTCGGCGGAGGTGTCGGCAGGGCCTTCACCCTCCGGCGGTTTCGGCTGGTTCGTCTTCTGGGCGAGGAGGCCGTTGGCTCCCTGTCCCACAAGCCGCGCGTAGCGCTCGTAACCTTTCTGGATCGCGGTCTTGGCGTCTCCTCCGTTCTCGTCGGAGTACGCCCAGGCGAACGCCAGGATGTCTTCTTTGTCCTCGTCGGATACTTCTTTCCCGTCGAGGATCTCGGACAGTGCCGAGTCGACTTCCTTGTTTGCCTCGGCCTCCAGGCGCTCTTTCTCCTGCTCCTGGAACTTGGCCTGGATGGGACCGACTTTCTCTTCGACCTGTTTCTGGATGAGTTCCTGGATCTTCTCGGCGGAGAAATCCTCCGCGTCGAGATCGAAGTCGTCTTCCTCGACAGGTTTGTCGTCGGTGAATCCCATTTCCTTCCCGGCTGCCTCCCACCACGATTTGAACTGCTCGGGGTCTTGGGCGAGCTGGGCGAAATCCAAAAGCTGTTTGATCTGCGCGGGATCTTTGTCCGCGAGACCCAACTGCTCATACGGCTCCCATTGCTTCCGATAATCGGCAGCCTCCTGGAACCGCTTGGTCACGTTCCCCTCGATCTTCTTCAGATGGGGGGTGAGTTGATCACGCACCTCGGGTGCGACTGAGTCGAGGTCGTAAAGCCCCGAATCGGCATCGGCGCCCTGGCCCTCCGTTGAGGGCTGTACGTCGTCGGCCATGAACTGCTCCTTTATGTGTCGACTGTGACCTTGCCCTTGGCGAGATGGCTGTACCGGTGCCCCGGCCCTGGCCTACGCTGTGGCGGTCCTTGGTCTGCTGGTGTCAGGCGTTGTGCTGAGCGATGATCTCGGCCGCAGCCTTGGCGATATCGCTCGACAGCCCGTTGTCTGCTTCACCGCGAGCGGCGCGCTGGCCCGGTGAGGGACCATCGATGCCCTTTGCGGCTTTCTCCATCGGCTCGCCGGTACCGTTCGTACCGGGAGCGACCTTGAGGGCCGCTCTGCCGCCTGGGGTGTCACGGGTCGGGACGCCGCCCGAGAGGGTCTTCAGAAGCTCTGCTACTGCCTCCTGGGTCCCTTTGGGCAACTCTTCCCCGTGGGTACGTTCCTGAAAGTGTTTGAGCGCCTGCGAGAGACGTGCAGACGAAGCGCTCATCGGCGGTGAAGCTCTGAGGCCTCAAGGTCCTCGAAGGGGCAGGAGACTCGCTGGAGCGGGTTGGTGTGCCCGCGCACGACGGCGGTGTCCTCCTGCACTTCCTGCAAGACGCCGAAGAAGCCCTTGTCCT